AGCGATTGATGGGGGAAGCGCAAACGGAAACTGTTTCTTTGGAAATAGCTTAACACAATCGTTTGCAAACAACACATTTTTAGGTGGGCCTTTCTTTCTAAATGCAACCCAAATATCCGCAGACGGAACGAATCGGGTTGTATTGCCACAACTAAATACCTCAATGGGATTCATATCAGCCAACTCAGCGTCAGCAGTTACTGTTGCAGGATACGGAATCGGAACTCTGCGACAAAACATTAGCCCGTGGGATGGAGTTGTATGTGAAATTATTTCTTATGGCTCAACTTTAACATTGACTGACAGACAAAAAATGGAAGGGTATATCGCGTGGAAGTGGAATTTAGTTTCCTTACTTCCAGCAGGTCATCCTTATAAAACAACACGACCAACAGTATGAACGACAACGCCACCAGCCACGGATTAATGGGTACTGTCATCTCGACCACGGGATTTATAATTTCAATGTTACCAGAAATAGAAGCGTCAATTAGAATCGGGGGCGGAATCATCAGTATTATTGCTGGTGTCCTAACGTGCATCTACATGACCAAACAAATAATCAAAAAATGAACGCAAAAAAAATAGTAATAGTAATGATAGTTATATCATTTATCTTTTTGGGAATGGCATTCTTAACGGGTTGTTCAGCACTTGGACAACCAAACATTTGTGTAGAAACACAATACGGAAAGTTCTGTTATGAGCTTCCAGAAATCAAAGGATTACAGAAATGAAAATCATAAACACACTACTCGCAAAATTCAGCGAGAACTCGACATGGCGCGGACTCATTCTGATTGCTACGGCAGTTGGAGTTAAGATTGAACCAGAACTCCAAGAAGCAATCCTCGTCGCAGGACTAGGGCTTGTTGGATTAATCAACGTGGTTCGTAAAGGTTAATGGTTCCAAACTCCAGACCGCAACAAGCGAAAGAAAAGACCCTGATGATGGTAATAAAATCAGGAATCGTTGATCGCGTTGCGTTAGTAGGCATTAGGGGGTATTACTCTGAAACTTTTCAGCCGTCAGGCAACCAAAGGGGTATCTACGATGATGCGATCATACTTTTATCACCAAGCGTCCATGCTACGTTTAATGCAAACACTGATCCAACGGTATTTAAAAAAGGTATCGCGGTACTCAAAACGGGCATTCATCGCTATCGTAAGGGGAATCATGGTATCTCTAAACCCGGAGGCGGCTACCCTGCGTTGCGACCTGCTAACCCAAAAGAGGAAGTGCCTGTTACAAGAGATGGTGAAGGTGATTCTATGGGGATAGCAATCAACATTCATAAGGGTGGATACAATACAACTAGCTCGCTGGGATGCCAAACGATCTATCCTCCACAATGGGACGGGTTCATCAATTTAGTCTATTCAGAGATGAGTAGATACAACCAAAAGACAATTCCCTATCTATTAGTGGAAACGACTTGACTGAAGCTAAAATATCGTTAACGATAAAATTATGAGCGATTGCAATGAGACTATTATAGTTGCCTCTTATGCGAGGTCAGCTAAAGAATCCGCAATAAGTGCGGCGTATTCAGCGTGTCTCGCTCAACAAGCTATTGGTGCAAGCGGAGCAACTGGTGCTACGGGTATAGGGGCCACGGGTGCTACTGGCCTTACAGGGTCTACTGGGCCATCTGGAGGCCCAACTGGGGCCACAGGAGCTACTGGCGAGGGAGCCACTGGTGCTACGGGATTAGCTGGTATCAACGGAACCACAGGAGCCACGGGCCTACGCGGATCGACTGGAGCAACAGGTCTTACAGGATCGCAAGGTTCTACGGGATTACAGGGTTCTACTGGGGTTGGTGCTACAGGACTAACTGGAGCTACTGGTCAACAAGGGCTGATTGGCCCAAATGGAGCAACTGGAAGCGTAGGCCCGCGCGGAGCTACTGGTTTAACTGGTGGATTTGGGGCTACGGGTGCTACTGGTATTTTGGGAGTTGACGGAGCAACTGGCGCAACTGGCCCAACATTTACAACAAGAAGCGATTATGTTACAAGTCCAACTCCATATATTTATATTGGGCGTGCGCCAACTGGAACTCCAGAATCAACAGCGTCATGGACAATTGAACGAAGCGAAACAGATAATGCTGGATTAATATTAAATACATTGACAGCAACTGGAGCTTGGACTAATAGATATTCACTCATTTACACATAATATGAAGCCGACTAACCCAATCGTCATCAACGGCGAAACCTACGACATCTATACGATCAACCTTGCGATCACTAGCATCGTAAATCCAGACGCAAGCGAGGATGCGAACGTAGCTATGCGCCTTGTGCCTACGCGAATCGCGAATGGGGAAGTCATTCTCGCCAACGACTACGCTCGTTCGATGGCACTCGGTAGCGTCGATGGAGTGGACGCTCCGACAGCAACCGCCGTTGCTCAAATTTCTGCAAGTATTCAAGAGTTTATTTACGCGAAGGGGCTTTAAGCGATGGCACTTATTCTTTCGGCGGCTACTGGAAATTTCAACGCTGGCGCAACTTGGGTCGGGGGCATTGTGCCTACGGTTGGCGATGAGGGCCGCGCCTCGACGGGTCACACAATCACCATCACGGCGAATGCGACTTGCACCGAAATTTCAAATGCGGGTTCGGGAACATTTGTTTTAAATTCGGGTGTCACTTTGACCGCAAACGTGACCAACAAAACAACGACCGCTAACGTGAACTGCCTGTCCTTTTCAGCAGTCTCGCCTGCAACGGCAACGATTGTCGGGAACGTAACCGGCGGGGCTGCATCCAATGGGTCGCCAACTGCGGGAACTGGGGCGATACTTAACTCCTCGACAGGCACATTGATTGTGCAGGGCAATGTTGTTGGCGGAACTAATGTTATTTGCATCGGCGCATTTAATGCCTCAACTGGCGCGATTTCCGTCACAGGCAATGTGACGGGCGGGACGGGAAACACCTGCTACGGCATTTATAATACATCGACGGGGGCGATTTCCATTAGCGGAAATGTCGCCGGAGGAAGCGGGGCAAATACAAACGGCGCAATCAATGCCGCTGCGGGGACTTATACAATTACTGGCAACGTGACTGGCGGCACGATTTCGACGGCTAACGGAATAATAAATGCCTCGACTGGCGTTGTCACAATAACCAGCACGACAATTTCTGGCACGGTCGCCACCGCTGTTGCAAATTCAGTCGGTGGAACCGTCAATATCACGGGCAACGTCACAGGCGGAACCGCAGCGAATATCTATGGCTTAAACAATGCTGGTGTCGGAACTGTGAACGTGACTGGAAACGTGACGGGCGGAACAGTGGTTGCCACCAGCCACGGATTAAATAATACCTCAACTGGAATCGTTGCCATCGTTGGAATTTGCACTGGAGGTGCGGCAGGAGCGGCTGGGGCAAACAATGCCGCTGGCGGAACAATAACGTCAACACGCGCAAAAGGAAACGGATTTGGGATCGGCTCTGTGGCTACTGCCGCAGGCGTTGGAATTGCATCAGTTCAATCGTCAATTACAAAAATCGAGGAGTTGGAATTTGGTGCATTGGGTATGTCTCCAGTATCTGGGCCGTGTTACATAACGCCACTCTCCACCAACGTAGCAATTTTCACACAATATCCCGGAGGAACAGGGACTAAAACTTTGATTGATGCAACGGCATCAGCAGGAATGCCAGCAATAACAGACGTGCGATTTGGCACAAGCTACGCAAGCGGAGCATTGACGGGATCGGCATATATTCCATCAGCGGGATCGGTGGCATTCGGCGTACCCGTGGACGCAACCACTGGAACGGCAATTCTAACCTCCGCTGCTATCTTCAATACGCTCACAAGCACGATGACAACATCTGGTTCAATTGGTGAACGACTTGCTAACGCATCGACTGTAGCTGTAACTGGTCAACAGATTACAAGTGCATTAGGATAATAACACTTGACTAAACCTAAACTATCGTTAACGATAAATATATTATGAGTTGCGGAAATTCCAGAAGTTCTAAATGCAATCCATGCGGCCCAAGTGAGTCCGCAGTAAATGCTATTGCTGATCGCGCAGCTTACTATGCTCGTATCGCAGTTGAAGCGGCAAACTCTGCTTGCTTTCAATTACAAGAAGATGGCAATCGGCGTTGGGCTTATATTGGAGATGGAATTCAAACTATTTTTGATATTCCGGGCGCAGGAACAACAATCTC